CTACTGATACCAATACAGATTCTAGTACAGCCACAGACACACTAGCGACTATCAAAGCAGCCACAGAAACTAAAACAGATTCAGGTACTTCACTAGATACATTGACAACCCTTAAGGTGGCTACGGAATCCAATACGGATTCCAGTACAGTAAGCGATACTCTTGTTATTGATCATACCCCAGCCAGTGTTGCACATACATTTGAAGAGACTGATGCCAGCACAACCAGCGATACACTCATAGACTCGAAGACCACAGTAGAATCCAATACAGATTTCAGTACAGTAAGTGATACTCTTGTTATTGATCATACCCCAGCCAGTATTGCACATACATTTGAAGAGACTGATGCCAGCACAACCAGCGATACACTCATAGACTCGAAGACCACAGTAGAATCCAATACAGATTCTATTACTTCATTAGATACACTTACTACAGGAAAAGAAGCAACCCAGTCGGTAACTGATTCTAGTGATACTTCTGATACCTTAACGCTAAACAAGAAAGCCTCTGAGTCTCATACAGATGAGGGAACTGGTTCAGATACTCTTAGTACAGCAAAGTCCAATACTCAATCTCATACAGATGAAGGTTCGGGATCGGATACTCTCTCTGTTCAGACTTCTCATTTTGTTTCAATAACAGATAGCGGAACAGGCTCAGACTCACTCGTTATTGATCATACCTCTGCAATAAAGATATTTGATGAAACTGATTCAACAACAACTAGCGATTCGTTAATCACAATAAAAAGAGCAGCCATTTCAGCGACAGACGGATCAACAACTAGCGATACGCTTGAGAGTATCAAACTCGCTACTATTTCAGTAATAGACGGAGTATCGAGTAGTGGTCAGATAACTACAGTTACTAGCCACATTATATTATTTACAGATTCAAGTAGTTCTAGTGATACATTAACATTAGTGGTACCAGAGGTTATAAAACTTGAAGTTATAATCGGTGGTACAGGATCAATGGTCGTACAACTTTTAACGGAGGCACAAGCCGTGGCAGTTATAGATATATGGAACACAGCATTAAATACGTTAGGTATCAGTACGCTTGGTTCCGCAACAGAAAGCAGTCCCCAACAGGAATTACTCAGTAGAGTATTCCCGCTCTTTAGGCAACAGTTCTTGGCAGATCATGTATGGAATGGAGCAAAGAAGACCGCTTGCCTTACTGCTCTAACTACTACTGCAACTGAGAATTGTGTTCTGGATCGTTGGGGTTATGTATTCGAATTACCCAGTGATGTATTGAGGGTTTGGCGATTAAATGGCTTAGAGAACAGGCCTGACCATATTGGTGGCAATCCTAATATCTATACAACTCTATGGGAGATTGAAGTTGTCAATATTTCTTCGGTTAACTATAAAGCATTGCTTACAAACCAATCTACTGCGACTATAGAATACGCATTCGACATAGAAGATTCACTTGATTTGCTGGGACCATTAACTCAACACGCTATAGGAATGGCTCTAGCAGTGTATGTAGCAACGAATTTTGGAAAGTCGTCAAGCGAGATAGCACAACTTGATGCTATGGCTAAAGAGGCTATATTAGCAGCAAAGGGTGTAGACGGTCAGGAGGGTACACCACAGATGTTTGGTAATACCAGTCTCCTGGGCGTTAGATCTATGGGTTCTTAATGGTTTATATAGCACAACAATCCTTCGGTTTCGGAGAAGTAGACCCCAATCTCAGGGCACAGTATGAATCTATGCAGTACCAGAGGGGCTGTAGGACGCTCTCTAACGCACTCTTGTCTGATACTGGGTCTGCCAGGAAGCGTTGGGGTTCAGTCTTCCACACAAGCACTCCTGGGGACGATCAGGCATTCGAGTTCATTAATGGTTATGGTGACAGATTCCTAATCATGGGGAGTGATACTTCATATAGCATTGGAAAAGGTTCTCAACTTTCATCTTATACAGATGGAGGAATGGTTACAGATGTCGCTTCTACTGGTAATAATTTCTATGTATTAACAGAGAATGGTATATTCCTTCATTCGGCCCCGCTTGCGGCAGATGGGGATTATAAGTTATCTAGAGTTAAAGTAGATATAAATCCTGATTTAATTTTCAGCAAACCACCTGTAACTTTTACAGCAAATACAGCCCAGCCTACAACTATAACAGCATCTTCAAATTGGTTTGAACGAGGAGATGAAGGCGATTTATATAAAATTACTCCGAGGGCAAGTTCTGGTAATACTTCTCAAATACCTCGATTTGGACTTATAACATATGTCGAAAGTTCTACTTCAGCAAAAGTTACATTGGGAGATGCTGTAAATATAGACCAAACACAAGATATGTACCCCTCTACCGACAGCACTAATGTAGGGAAAATCAGGATAACCAATCATCCTTTTGTAGATGCACAAGAACTTCGATGGTATCGAGGCTTTGTTGGTATTAATTATTATTTTAATGAACCGGACGAAGGTGAGGTAGTTTATATTAAAGTCATAGATGCAGATACTGTAGAACTGTATGAAGAAGTAGGATTAATAACTCTGTTTCCTATTACAACAACTACTGATGGGGGAGTTTCTGGTTCTGGAAATGCTGGTCAAAGTCTTTCTTCACATTTAATGAGACAGGCTGTTCCTTCAGGTCATCCCGGTGCGATAACTACTGCAACTTATGATTGGGCAGGTCCATATAGGAATTGGGTAAACCTTCCAGATTCTTGTTTTACTACAAGTTCCACGACTGCCGGCCCGTGGCAAGGTGTTATCTATAAGAGTTCGTGGGCTGCTAAAGCAGCCTGGAAGACTGAGGAATTAGAAGACACAACTTTTCCTTTTGGTGCAATAGCAGAAACGTGCATAACAGAAGGATCAATTCTAAAAGCAGAACACTGGTACAATGGTTATCTTCTTTATAAATCTTATTTTATGGTTTCCTTTAAATATTTCGCTGGTAATGATGGTCCGGAAAACGATAGAGATGCTTATTTTACTCACATTGCCGGTCCTGCAATTCAAGCAACAGCGAACTGGCCGAGTCCGAATTCTGCCAGCGCCCCTCCTTACGAACAAATGATTTGGTATGTGTCTTCTACTGCTGAACCATCTTCAGGATCTGCTGCTAAGTCTGCCGATGGCCTTCCCGCTCCCAAGCGTGGATGGGATCCTTCTCTTCTTGTTAGATCTAGAGATAGGTCTCCTGATCCTGGTGGTGGTGGTGCTTACATTTATAATGTGGGATTGGTTGGGTCTGCTTCTGCGATATTTGGTCCTACAAGTACTCATACTGGTATTCCTATTATTAATGCTGCAGGACAAGTAACAGGATCAGTTGAATTCCCACTTACGATGAGGCTTACTGAAACAGTTGGAGAAATTGGTGCGTCATTAACTTCTCAAACATTTAGAGTAGGGCAGTTTGAAGTAGATGGACTGATAAATTATTATGCAGAAGAAGATGGTGAGAATGTTATAACCACACCGGGTCTTGGAGCATCAGCCTATTGGAAATTGACTGGGGCTGCACTAATTCCTACTCCATCAGCAAACCCACTTTATCCTAGTGTATGGCAGACAAGACCATTTGAATCAGAATTCCATCAGGAACGGTTTTTCTTTGCTGGTTTTGAAATAAATACTGACATTAATGCTGGCGAAGGTGGTCTATCGCAATTACGAGAAGCCCAGAATCTTGGATTAACTATAGTTGCAAGTAAGTCTGGTGTGCTGACGGATTTCACTATTAGTGAGCCTCTTACAAGTGAAGATGGTTTGTCATTTCAACTTTCTTCAAGAAAAGGTGGTGTTATTCGTTGGATGAAAAGTCAGTTTAATAAACTTTTCATTGGGACTGACGAAGAAGAATTTGTTATAACTGATACTCCAATAATACCAACTTCTATAAACATATCTATTCAGTCTGAATATGGCAGCAGAAGCAATACTCATTCTGTTTTGTTTGGTAGTATGCTTGTATATGTGCAAGAAAATGGTAAAACAATAAGAGGTTTAGATTTCTTAGATACTAGAAATAGATTTGAAAGTAGAGATCTTCTTCAGTTTGCTAAACATATAACTAAAGATGATACTATAAAGAGAGTCGAAGTTGTTGGCACTGCCACACAAAGACTTTTTGCCGTTACTGATGGAGGAAAACTTTACTGTTTAACTATAAATGAAGGTAATTCGGTATTTGGTTGGTCTGAATGGAGTAATCCGGAATATCCATTTATTTATGATATCGTTGGAACTTCGGATGATTCTGGAAATCCGGCATTATGGGTAAGAACTTCAACGACAAACGCTATATTCATTACTTCTGATGATGCTAGAGATAATTACCATGTAGACGGGGCTGTTACTTACACTGGTGCAGCCGTCGAAGAACAAGCAGTTGCGGTTTCTCACGATTTGGTTGGTAAAACACTTTCAGTTATAGTGACTATTGATGGTAGTGGCGATGTTGTCTATCTGGGCGACTTTACGGTCCTTTCGGCGGGGAGTGTTGGAGTTTTACCATACGGGCACGACTTTGGAGACGACCCCCCCACTCAGGTAGTTGCTGGTTTTCCTTATACCATGACGCTGGCCCCTAATATTCCTGAACTAATGGTTCCTGGTAAGGGTTCCACGCTTGGTAGAGAGAAGAACGTTAGTAGGTTAAGGGTTCTCTTTAATCAGGCTCGTGGTGCTAGGGCTGCTGGGTATGATATCTTCGCTGTTCCACTTGATCCTACTTATACACCCGTTGCAGATGTTCCAGGTTTCTATTCCGTCCCTGTTGTTGGTCAATATGGACCTCAACCTACAATAAACATAACTCAAAGCGCACCGTATGGTTTTGAGGTTAGCGGCTATAACGCCGAATATGATTTCGGAGACTGATTATGGGATTTTTTACAGCACTACTAGCAGTTGTCCAAGTAGTTGGAGCAGTAGTCGGAAGTCATAACAAGAAGAAGGCTGCCAAGAAAGGGTATACACTAGCCAAACAAAATATTCGCCAGCGATCTGGTTGGTTCCAGAAGGATCTTCTTTTGGAAACACAAACATTAGTGGGTGATATTACTGCCAATGTTGGTGCTACTGGAATGAGAATGGGTAGTGGTTCTGTGACCGCTGTTTTAGAAAGCGAACAGGATAAACACGATATGAGGAGAGAGCGAATACTTGCATGGGAATCCCTAGCGATTTCTGAAGCAAAGGCTAACAGGAAAGCGGCCATTAAATCAGCAGACCTTGGAGCAGTTATGGGTGCTAGTAAGGCTGCCTTTAGTTATATGGGTAGTAGGGGTGCGCCGACAGGTAGTGGTGCTTTTAATCCTGCTAAAAGTTTCACTCAACTCAGCGGGATAGATCAATCGTCTCCTTATTCACTTAGGTATGGGAATTAGGAGGATGTATTAAATGGGAAACATAAAACTACCAAGATCTAGTGCAGCAATTGGATACAACCAGGAATTACCAGTTGCCGATCAAACACAAAGCGGAGAGTATATTGGTCTTGCCCTTAGTGGTTTGGCAAAAGCCCTTGAAGGCTATGCTAAATTCCAAGAGAAAGAAACTGAACGTAAAGATATTGAATTAATATCCAGTTTAAATGTACCAGGAAAAGTACAAGGTATACTTGATAAGTTTTTCAATTCAGAGGTAACTCTTGAAGATGGATCTGTAGATTATAGGGCTTCAATAGAGAGATCAGATAACATTCGTTCTGAATGGGATTCTATTGTTCCTGTTGCCGCAGATGAAATTCAACAATTGATTAATGGTTTGGATGTAAACGACAAACTTAAATCTTCTTTGCTATCTGTCACAATGGGGGAGATGGATAAATTCATCACAGGTAGATCTGATAAAATTGCTACAGAAAGAATAGAACGAGATGGCTATTTCTTTAAAGAATTAAATCGAATGATTGAGGATGGTATTACGCAAGTATCTGCTGGTGAAGGTTCAGATATAATACAAGCAGCAATCAGTACTGGTAATGCAGCATCCAGTGTTTTAAATAATCCAGAACTAACAGCACGAGCAAGAAAAATAACTACTGAAGCAAGGAACTTATGGATTTCTTCTTATCAAAGAAACACTAACGGTCAATTAGAACTTGCATTAGATCTCGCAAATGGAGCAATGGGTCCACTAACAAACCAAAATGAAGTTATTCTTGAAAGGGTTATAAGGAATCTTTCTGGTACTTCTTATCAGGGTGGTTCGACTTCTGGATCATCAAGTACAGCCATTATCAATTCTATGGATTACACTACTCAGGATCAACTTGATTTATTGGGAGAGTTACAAGTACTAGCACCAGACAATTTAAAACCCTATATCCAATTCACTATAGACAAAAGAGAAGCCGACAATGATATGAGTGACGTTGCTGAAGAAGCAATAAAAGCACAGACATCTATAACCGAAACAGACTTCGAAAAGAAACTAATTGGGTTATCGGATGCCGGTTTGGGAAAAGCGGGTGTCGATCAAATAGATAAATATCTTTTCAATCGTGGTGATTACAGTGATGTTAGGGGCGAGAAGGTTTGGAGATGGCTTAAGACTTACAATACACTAAACAATAGTATCGAAGTACCTCCTCATTTCGCAAATATACTTTCTAATTATCTAAAGACAAATGTTCATGGTTCTGCTGAAGAGTGGACCCAGTTTGCAAAAGTAGCAGAACTCTATATCCAAAACAATCAAGAGGTACCGGGTATAAGCAAACCGTACAAAACCAGATTAAAGAACTTCCTTATCGCATTTAATTTGGGAGCCATATCTGGATCTGATGCTTTAATAAATGCTTCTAGTGATGAGGTAGTGAACCCTGCTGAATTTGCTACAACTGCTCAAGTAGAGATTGATGGCTCTGGTTATTTTAGTGATACAGATATTTATGCAGATCAGGTTGCAGCAATTATAAATGGCTGGGGTGAGGCAGAGTGGGAGAAGTTCTTGCCGGGTCGTGCTTGGCATACTACACCAAGTATTGATGAAAGTCGAGGATTCGATAGTTGGGTTGGCTGGGAACCGAAGCGGTTCAAAGATATTAGCGAGGATGATAAGCAATCAGTAATCAATGCACTCTCTATGCAATTTGGATACTTGGCTAAGAGTTTGACATTACAAGACAATACTGTAACAGATCAAGATGCATTCGGTAGGGTTTACCAGTATGCTTTTGACAATTTGAAAGCATCTATTGTTACAGATGATAGTGGAGACCAAGTAAAAATATGGTTAATTCGACCACATGATTTAATCATTAAAAATTCTAAGGGAGAAGATGTTAATTTAAATCCCAATGTACCCAATCTAATAAAAGATGTTCTTAGTGAGGTTGAAATTCCCGATACTCAACTTGGTACACCATTAAGATGGATTGAGAAATTATATAAAGAAGGTAAACTTATTCCAAGAAGTGGTGGCACTTATCAAATAGGAATAATGGAGAATGATTTACTTAGGGTTGCTAGAAATAAGAATGGGCAACCAATGTATTTTAATTTCAATCAATCTATTGTATATAAAATCCATGCAGATGATGTAGCAGATACCGATCAGATAATAAAAGAGGTGACTGGAAAAACTCAACCTGTTTCTAATGGGGAGATATTAGAGGCTGGCAAGTATGCAATCGAAGACATCCTTAGAGGAGACAATACAGGATACTATGCAGGTCTTTCTGTATCTCATAAGATTAAAGCCATTGAAGACTTTCTTATCTCTGGAACAGGAGATCCTAATCCTCTTAGTGAGGAATCGTTATCTAACATAACTGAATTAAAAGGATTCAATGATCTACCTGATGACGACAGACTTGTGGTTCTTAAACAACTTGTTAATAACTATGTGGATCGAGTAAGTCAGCCTTCGTTTATTGGCAATCCTGTTACTAGACCCTACTTTGAAGATGCAATTAGGAATATAGCAGCGGAAAGAAAAGCCAAAAGAGAACGATTCGCTGAAGGCATTGGAGGTTGGAAGGATAAAGAGCATCCACTTTCTGGTGAATACTTCTTGCAAAGCGACAGCAGACGGAATCGAGGGATGGCAATAGAAAAGCCTCACCTGTTCTCCATACAAGATGTTCCAATCGCTCTCAATATCGCAAAAGAAGAATTCCTCAATAAGAGAGTCAATATGGTTGGCGAAGGTAAGGAGCGTAGACCCGCAAATTCTTTTGAAAAAGGAGAATTACTCAAAGAGATAAAGGAATCAACTAAGAAGTTTAGTACTTCTGAACTTTATTATGGGTCTTCAACTATAGATAGTATTGTTAAAAGAATCGTTGCTTCTGTTGCAAGTGGTGTAAAGATTCCTATCTCCACAGCCGGTAGTGATCATTATGTAATAAGAGAAGTCCTGAGTATTATTAAGGAAAGAAAAGATCGACCCGAACTTACCGGAACCATGTCTCCAGTAGGAGATAAGAAGAATCCTAATAGATATTACTTTGAACTAGTTGGTGGTACCAAACAACTTCCTGGTTTCTATAGCAACGAAGCAATTGTTGCCCGAATAACAGAGCCACTTCAATTCGATGAGTTTGAGGGGCCGTGGTTTAATCTCAGGGAGATCTACAAGGAGAGCAACTTCAAATCTATACCGAAACCAAAACTAATTAAGAAGATATATACTTATGCTGATGGCTATACCTCTACTGAGGTTGAGATGTTTGATTTGATAAGAGCGACAACTATGGACTTGTTCCAAGAGGATGATCAGAATCTTATCTTTGCAATGTCAGACAGTAGGTTTGCTAAGTTCCTTTGGTCTTTGGTTGGCAAGGAGGAACTTGTTGTTCCTATTACTGAAGGGGTTAGAGAATGATTGACCTTTCTTCTGGTCTTGTTAAAGCCTTACGATATATGACTCCGGGTGAGAGAGTTGCCTTCATGGACTCTCAAGTCGCTGGGTTTGCTCCTGAAGATCCGAAGGGATCTAATTGGTTTACTCGTATTGGAACAATGGCGTGGAACTTTAACACATTGAAGTTGACTAGTGGTTCTTTGTTTGGTGAAGACCCAGATGTTTATGGATACATAGAAGCAGGTTATCTTCCTTCAACGGATAACTATGTACTTGAGAACGAATGGATAAAAGATTTCTATCCTAAAGCCTGGGATGATCTTCAAGAATCTACTAGTACTCTCTCCTCTGCTCGTAAGATTAATCGAATCATAGAGAACCATTCCGTGAACATGACTCTCCAAGAGGGGGGTTTGTTTGGCAACGTCTTGGCTGCTATTCCTGCTGCTTTGTTTGACCCTGTAAACTTTATTCCTTTTATTGGCCCTACTATGAAGGCCGCTGGAATGACAAGGGCAACTGCTAAATTAATTAAAACTAGAATGGCAATTAATTCCTTGGAGAATTTGGTTCTCACTACGGTAGTAGAGCCCCTTATGAGGAACCATGATTTAACTAGGACAGCCGCACACACCACGGCAGACATGATTGGTTCAATGCTGCTTGGTGGGATACTGCCGGGTGTGGGTGCTGTGATAAAGAAGGGTGTGAACAAAGCAAAGATTGGTACAACAAGGAAGATACTTGGTGGTAAGTCGCCAGATGAATTTGTTGAAACTCATGCTGACGCATTAAGTATAAGCATGAAGAGACAGGCAGCAGAAGATCCAGAGGTAGCAGCAGTCTTTGACCGTATAGAAAATCCCAGGTTGATTCCACTATCTTCTGATTACATAAAAGAAAGTACTTACTTGGGAAGGGCAATGGAAGAAGTGAAGGAAGGTTCTTCTATAATCCTTGGTATAGGTAAAGACAATAAATTTGGTAAGTATCTGGCTTCATGGCTTGTGTTTAATCCAAGTCAAAGAATGCTTACACATTCTAATGACGGTGTGAAATCAATAGGGTTAATGTTATTAAGAAATAACCTTGTCAAGAAAGTTGGATTAGAAGACTCTGCTGTTGAGGAAGTACTATCACTTGTTCAACAAAGATTAACTATGGGAAACAAAAAACTAGTAGACATGAAGAAGGAATACAACAGTAAAGAAGTTGAAACAACTCTAGATAAAAAACTACCTGATGATGATTTGTATAGATTAGTTGGTGAGTTATATATTACTGGTAAGAAAAATATTGCTGACGTTGATGATACATTTAGGGTTTCCCCTTCACAGGAATCGCATGGATTTGATTATCAAGATCCCTTTGCTGCTATAAGGAATGACCCTGAAACTGTAAAAACAATTGAAGCCATGACAGTAGAGGCCAGAAAAGTAGGACCAATGATTAAGGAGATTATGAATGATACTGGCTTCTCTACAAAGGAAGCCGACCTACTTATCTCTGTTAAGAAAACAATAGATCAAACAACATACTTGCCTCGTTTCGTAAATCATGAGAGGGCTGAACTTGCTGTTGCTACAGACGGTACGAATTTAGTCATAAGGGGTTTAGAAGATGGACTTGAACATGGTAAGCAAGCCAACCTGGATTTGTTTGGTGCAATAATTCGTGAACAAAATGATCTGATTACTCGTATAGAAAATCAGTTAAAAGTTAAGCATGATCCAAGAGTAAATAAATCATATGAATATGAAATGGCAGTTGCAAAAGAAAGGCGTGATGCTGCATATGAAATGCATGAGGAATTCTCAACAGGTGGTGACGATTGGACAAAAACAAAACTTACTTTAGCACAACGATATGATCACCAGTATAGAAGATTAGATAGTCAAACACATGGCGGGGCAGTACATACTGGTAGTGCAAAAGAATTAATGACTCGTAAGATATTTATAGATGATAGGTTTCTTGCTCCTCTAATGGAAAGAAATATAATTGTCATACGTCGGCAGATGCAAACACATTTAGTTCCCCAACTTGTAATGGCAATAAAGCAGATTGAAAATTTTGAGAAGTTTAATCTTACATGGAGATTGAAAACTGCTGCGACTTACCTAAGTAAACTAAAGGAGAAACTTGAAAACTCCACTGGAGAGAGTAGAGACTTTGATGATTTAGTATTGTGGGCTAAGGCAAAAGACAGAGCCTTGGACCTTGCTGATGAATCAGATGTAACAACACAGTTAAGGTTGATTGATACAGACAGGACAGAAGGTGATACAGGACACCAAATAAAAATCCCAAGAACACAGGCAGAGAAAGATGCAGGTCTTCCTGAAATATTTGAAACGATTGAAGATATAGAAATTTGGATTCATCAGCAAGTAGAAATTCGTGAGAGCATACGAACTGAACAAGATAGAGCATTGAATGAATTTTCAATGTCTACATGGGATCTTCATCAGTTAAATGAATCAGGAACTTGGGTAGGTGGTACACGATTTTTAACATTATCTTATGAACGTAATGATCTTTTATATAATACTATATACGGAAATCCTGCTGAAACACTTAATTACGATACAATATTAAAGGGTCAGGACTTCACCCCTGTAAGTGCCAAGGGTGAACCTATTATATATAAACCAAGAAAGGGAAAGGGTGAGCAACCCTACGCCATCTCAGAATTTTCAAAGAAGGAAGCAGGTAAGATTGATTGGGAATACCGAATAAACAAACAGGGTAAACCATATGTCATTATGTTAAGTGGGGCTACTGGTAAAGGATCAATAAAGAAAGTTAAGACAGCCAAGAATTCCAAAGGGGAAGTAATCAAGTTTGAAGAAGAAACTGGAAGATCCGGAACTTACTTACAAATCAAAGATAAATTCCTTTGGGTTAATCCTGTAGAAATCAGAGAGAAATTATTACTAGCAATAAATAAGGAAAAAGTAGTAGGAACTAAAACAGAAAGACTCCACTCTTCAGGTGCCAATGCTACTGATGGAAGAATAGAGATAAAATCATACGACTGGGATAGAGTTAAGTTTACCTCGGAAGTAATTAAAGAATTAAATGCATTACATATCCGTGTTGAAAAAACTGATGTTGTTCCATATGGTGAAGTCATGTTCAAAGAAAGAATTAAAGAACAAGAAGTTAGGCGATCTGTTCTGGCAAAGAAAAGACTTGAAAAATTAAATGAATTGATTGTAAAAGAAATAGACGACATTGCTGGATTGATAAAGGGTAGAGTTACAGATCCCACTATTGAATCTCAACAATTTGCTAGGCACTTAAATGATCAAACACTTAAATCTTATAGAACTTTCAAATCAAAAGAGAATACATTCTTCAAGTTGACAGATGATTTAAATAGAGTTGCCAAAGATATAACTGCGAAGACTTACAAGTATGGTGGGTGGGAACATCTCGCTAAAGATCATATAAGTAATATGAAAGAAGGTGATGCGCCTTCTGATTTCATTGGTTTTAATTCTGCAAATAGTTTATTCCAAAGAAGGGCACTTGATTATAATCCTTATCGTCGGCTTATTGTTGGTGCAGATAAGGTAGATAGAATAACTGAACGTAAGAATTATATGAGTGAGTATGAATATACTATGCTTAGAATTGAAAGGGCAAGAAGGAATGCTGCTTTCTTTTCTACTGATCCCAACCAAGTGATCTCAAAAGCCAAGAGATTTCTTGAGGATCCAACTCAGCCGGGTGGTAAAAAGGAATTTGAGGAAGTTAAGAAAGATATCATATACATTTATAGCCAATTGCTTAACAGGAACGTATGGGCTGGTGATCAGCATGGAGTTCAAACTGCTATTAGTATTCTCAAGAACTTAAACTTTATGCGTTACATGGGTATGGTAACAATCGCTTCAATGTCTGACCTTGGTAATGCTATTGGTACATTGGGCATGGCTAGGTATGTCAGGACTATGTGGACGTACCTGGGTACACCCAATAGGAAGAACCTTAGTGAATTTTCTAGACTTAATGCTGCTTTTGAAGTTGCTTCCTTGGAGAACCGTGCAAACAAATGGGGTGGTTTGGATTTTGAACAGGACGTTTATGATCCGATTACTCAACAAAGAGTTAATACAAGTCCACAAGGTAAACTTAGGGCTATAGATAGAGCAACAAATGTAGATAGCAAATTGATGCGTATCTTTAATATTGGACATATGTTGAACAAGTGGAATGGATTCCAGAAGAGAATCGTAACGCTAGGTCTTGAAGATATGATTGGTGAATTGGGTATTGCTAGGTGGAATGATGGTGGTAAGGCAAGGGCAATCAGTGAGAGAGACCGTGGCATTGCTGAATCAATGGGCTTTAGTGAGAGTGATTTGATTCATATTGGTCAAATGCATGAGCGTTTTGGTGGTAAGAAGGACAGTATATTTGGTAGAGATTTCTACTTAGCACAATCAGAAAGATGGACTGATGATGTATTTGCTTTTAATTATCAGGCTCGAATAAAGGGTGCAGTAGATTCAATCATTGTTACACCGGGCGCTGCGAGTAATCCTAAGTGGACATCTAATCCTTACTTGAATCACTTCTGGCAGTTTAAGTCTTTCCTTTCTGCTTCTTTTGATATGACATTCCTTCCGTTTATTCAGCGTGGTCTTCTATATAAAGATCCTGCCCAAGCCATGCAACTTCTTGCAACTACATTATTAGGATCTATGTCTTATACAATCTATGAAGTTATGAAGGGTATCAATCCTTTCGCCAATAAAAGTATTACTGACGACGAAGGTAATGTCAATGAAGTTCATTGGTCGAGGGTAATGGTAACACAAGGCATGGACAGAGCAGGAATGTTTGCCTTGTTGTTCGAAGCACAGAATACTTTTGAAAGAATATTTGGTTTCGGTTTCCATAGTTTGCTTGCTGGAAATTTAGATACTAAGTATAAGGCTAGGTCTGCCGTTGATTTGGTTGGTGGTCCTACAGTTGGTGGTATCTTCAGTGCGATTGAATCATTAAGAACATTGAAACATCCTTTGTCACCTACAGTTGGAGAACTCAGTGCTTTAAGAAGAATGATTCCTGCACAAAATCTTATCTGGACAAAACTTCTTTTCGATGTTGCACCTAGTTGGGTAGATACAACCTTAATGGGAGAAGGAAATTACTTTGCCAGAAAAGATGCCCCGTCTGGTTTCAAAACTATTCAACAAAGATTGGCTGGAGAGTAATGGATTTTCCTATTTTTGAAACTGGACTAGCATCGACAGCGTTAGTATTATTGATTCTTCGGGAGGTGTTCTCCTTCTTGAGAGACAGAAAAGTGGACAGTAACGGAGTGAGATATACAGATATAGAACGCTGGTCAGAGGTAGAGAAAAGTTTAATTAGTTTGTCTGAGACTATTAAACAACTTGCACATACAATAAATCAGAACACTCAAACCATGACAAACGTGCTGCATAAAATCCAGTACGATGTCACAGAAACGAGACAGCAGATAAAGGATGCTGTCCAAGATAGTAGGAAAAAATGAGGATCATTCTCATTGCGGTGTTGGTTTTTACTCTTACTGGTTGTGCATTTTGGGACGGGTTCCAAAGGGGTATTACTGGAGAAGACCCAGTGGCTGCTGCTTCGATAGAGGTTGCTGGTGAGGCTGCTGGTTACGCAGTTGTAGATAGTGTAGGTTTCTTTCCTTCACCTTGGAGGGAGATATTGATTGCTTTGCTTTCTGGTGTTACAGGTTGGTCAGCCGCTACTAGAAAAGGAAAAGAAGAATGAACTTTATTCAAGATATCTTTGCCAGTCGAAAGGCACAGGGGCTATTGCTCCTTGTGCTTGTGGTCCTTCTTGGTGATCGGGTCGGGCTAACAGGTGATCAGGTTACTCTTACTGCCGAGGGTCTCATGGCCTACATTCTGGGTCGTGCTATCCATGATAACGGCCTTAGTAAAAAGTAATGAATAGGAGAAAGAAATGAAAAGACAAGTTCCAAATAAAAGAAAAACTTACCAGCGACCAGACGAGAAGCAAACGGCTGCAAGAATACAGAAGAAACTGGACCGTCCTAATCCGATACCTAAACCCAATCAGCGGACGAAATGGGCAGGACGTGGAAGTCCCAAAACAACATGGGGCCGAGAAGGACGAGATCCGACCCGGGCAAAAGATCGTGAAGAATTAATGAGGATCTTCAATAGGAATGTAGAGAAGGAATCATTTAGTAAAACTGAATTCAGAGAGAAAGTGTATGATCGACTTGATCACAAGTGGCCTAACTATAAATCCGAGACATCGACGAGAGCCTATCACCCAGGGGAATCTAACTATCCAAGGGAAGCCAGATGGGACAAGGCATATCATGCAACAGGGTTAGGTGATACATCTAAAGCAATACGATTAGAACCGATTGGACTTTCTGGAAAAACACAAGAGGACTACATTGCCGCTGTAAAAGGTACCGATAGATACAAAGAGGCAGGATTCAACGACAGATTCGACAAGTCCCCGCTCCTCGATCACGGAGAATCATACAGGGCTTCGAGTGTCCCGAGACGAGTAATCATTGGTATGAGGCCAGGGTTAGCAATCAACTTCCCGGACACTGTTTATCTAGATCACACTAGAGATAAAAGTCTTGATACACCAGCCGTGAAAAGGGAGATGGCTCATTACGATAAACTGCATAGTGCTTTACAGAAGCGAGACAAAGCAGTTAGTTCTTTGTCTAATATGTTCTTCTCTGGAATGTTACGACGACGCTAAATAAACTCAATAGGATTATCAACTGGGAAGGGGTCCTCCTCGTCACTGTATCCGAGGAGATCCCTTACCCAATTGATCATCTGTCCACTTGAGATCTGGCTGTCTACTATTCTTAGTATCTTCCAACCCATGACTGTGGCTGTGTTGTATTTCTCACAGTCCTTGGTGTAGCCAGTACCAGAGGTATGTCCACCGACACTGCCCTTCCAGATACCACCCTCTATTTCCAAGGCTATTTTCTCTTCGACAAAGGCAAAGTCGAATCTCCACTTTCGTTCGCAGAATCTATACTCTTCTTCAAAGTTTTTTATTCCTGCTTTGTTTAGAACAGTTGCAGCCTTTAGTTCTAACTTGCTCCTCTTCCAAGAGTATGACTTCTTTTGTTGTGACGATTCTCCATTGACCTTTTTCATGGAAGACATCCAGTTCTATTTCTCCTCGAAATACTTGGAAGTCTTGTCCGGGCTTTAGGGTAAATTGATTTCTAATTCCTTGCATTCTGGATTTGCTTTTCCTGGGCTGTTCTTATAGTAGAAAGAATGTGGCTGGATAGACATAGTTCTGCGAATCCTTTATCTGTTGAAGAGTTATTTTCCTTTGACCAACGTAATATAGTATTAAGTTCTTCTTGGGGCATTGGACATCCTCTTCCAAACCAGTCCTTTAGTTTTTCTTGTGCTATTTTGAGATCTTTTGCCCATTTTCTGGCTGCTTCATTGTTTTCTACAGCGTGTTTATATGTTTTAGAATCGGTCTCCAGAGACAATCCCAAGAGTCGTTTAAGTAGCCAGTCTATCCTCATTACCAATAATGAATCAAGATAATAATCTCCCATTTGTTTAGACATTTTTTCTGTGTCAGATTTATCACTATATCTTTCTATCCAATTGATACTTTCTTCTGTATTACTAGGTAGATACCATGTTCTATCAGTGTAATCATTTTCACAATAGATATAAACTCTTCCTAATTTTATTCCTATTTCAGAAGTCTTGCTTCCAAAATTATATTTACCTATTGTTTGTATTGAGGACAATCCTATTCTCCTTCTGTGATTATATCTGTTACGCTAAAACTTTCTTCTACGATTTGTTTTTCATCTCTGTATTTACCTTCCATTGCTGCTTGGTAGTGGTCTGGGTTCCCCTTCTTGGGTACTCGAAGGAAGACATCCAGGTCTGCACTGTCCCAGGATTCAATGGTACTCTTCTTGAATGGAGTGAAGGCTTGTAGTGTTGGAGTCCAGAACTCTTCAACCTGATTAATTGTGAACCCTTCTTCTTTCATTCTTTTTATTAACATAGCCTGTCTGGTTCTATTGATTTTATTCCATTTAGATACACCGATGATCGCGGCAAGTTCGTTCGCTTTCTCTCGGTGTTGGTTCCAGATTGGACTCAATGCGATTGAATCAACTGTTTTGGATTCAATGGCTGGTCGAGTGGTTGCCAATGACTTCTTCAGTCCTTCTTTACCCAGTGGTTTAGGAGTTGTGTTGTAGCCAAACTCTGCGTTGTCGCTACTCTGGATAATCTCTTTGGTTTCAGTGGACATTGGTGCCCTCTTCAGTGCCCTACGAATCACCACCTTCTTGGCCATCTCGCCCCAATGGTCACGCCATGCAGGAGAGTTCGCTGAACGGCTCCCTTGTCGAATCTGATCGACCTCAGAGGTGGACATGAGTTCGGAGTAGGTCGTACCTGTTGGGAGGACTACAAGGGCATACACGCCCACCACAGGGCCACGCTCCTCAGTGGTCCCAAAGGGGTCATACGAATGCTCGAAGTCCTCATGAGTAGCCTTATAGGAATCAAGTTCTCGAACGATACCAGTATGGATTGCCTTCATGCCTGACCTATAGGCAAGATCAATGTATCCCTGATACCCAATAGATAACTGGGCTTCGTTGCCATATGGTACAAGGTAAGCAGATCCCAACACTCCAATATCCAGGCCCAAGGTACTGGCCTGAACACAAGCCTTGGCAATGGATGAGATAGAACAGTTCTTCAAGTTCCCATTCATTTTGATTTGCATGATAATGTTACGAAGGAATCTTTCCTTATGGATATTGCTGGGCAGTAACCCAAACAACTCATCTCTTTTAGATTCCAACCAAGTCTCAATCGTGATCGGGACAACAGATTCTGTCATCACTAATCCTTTCTGGGGTACCATTTGATTTGTCTATAACTCGTAGTAGGTACCGTGTATTCCCTACGGTCATATTCATAGTAGGTTACCTTACCACTGGCAGACCTACCTTCTTCTGCATCGGAGAGTTCTGAAAGTACTTTTGCTTTAAGTTCAGATTCTTTTTGTTTAGCAATGGAGAGTTCTTCTTTAGCAATTATCCAGGATTGAATCATCATGTCGGGTACTTCTATGCTTTTATTTGGAACACGAATTATCTTCTTGATAGTGTCTATTTTAGGGGCTGTTTCCTTTGGCGCAACCCCTTCCATAACATTCTTATTCCAGAATTCTGCAACCCTATTAACAATCTCATTTGTTTCTTCTTCGTATTGGATTGGTTCTATCTCGTACATTTGTAAAGAGAAACCTCTGTCACCAATCAGTACAGCAACATGGATTATATCAATGTCAGCAATCAATCCTTGCCATAAGCATTGCACAAGAACATGATCAGGAACCTCATCAGTTCCAGGTGTGCCCCAATATCTAGGCAAACCAGTAGTCTTAGCCTCAACAGCACAGCGAGTTTCTCCTACAGGATTTTTATCTAAAGTAAACATAAAGTCTAAGTTGGCATGGGCAGGAAGATCTAATCCATTAGCAGATTTTAACATTTTGGTACGTCTTACGTTTGCACTAGACCAAACAAAGTCAGCAGATTTGATTTTCTTTATTGCCCAATCAATAACAGCAGGTTCAAGCATATGCCCTGCTTCCATAGCCATAGTTGTTATGTCTTTCATTGGGTGTGTCTTCTCAAGGAATACATCAGCAGCAGATTTGAATGGAGATATCCCTAAGATTGCAGGAACATCAGAGCCACCTACTGATTGTTGTCTTGAAATTAATTGCTTGTCAGTGAGAGCCATTGCTATTCCAATCTATGAATGTTGTATTCGATGTAACCAATTGAATCAGAAAGATCTTCCTCATTCCATTCTTCTATGCTGTAGAGCAGATCGTCTAAGGTGATTCCAAATCCTTCTGAAATTTTACGCAATGCTTTAACGCTAGGAGTATTCTTCATGTCAAGCCAGTTCTTAAGCGTGGCTCGGCTGACATTGATCTCCTTCAGGAAGTTAGCAGCAGATTTTTCAATCTTATCTAGGTGTATATTAATAGGATGTAGTTGCCTGTGTACCAATCGAGCAAGCATTTGATTGGGTGTCTCTCCTTTCTTTGCTACTATTCTTAATGTTTTCTTACTTGCATGGCTTACCTTTTCCATATTGTACTCCAAACATTTGACATATAATTCAGCAGGGTTTACCCCTAAAGCCTTTGCTAATTTATATACAGTTTCAGGAAGTGGGTTGCGTTTCTGAATCTCGATGAAGTGTATCCCCATCCAGGTAAGACTTGTTCTAGCAGATAATGATCGTAAAGTATAGCCTTTCAGTAATCTTAATATTCTGATAGGATGAAAAGCAGACCGGACTACACAAGCGAGATCGCTAAATGTAATCCGGTCTATCATTACAGTATCCACTAGTGATCGCCGCAGTAGATTGGTACTCCCTGACCGTCAGGAAGATTACCATTGCCACTAATGGATTTCAAACCTAGATTTTCCGATTGCTAATCTATTTTGTGCTATCTTTAATTGAAATACTAGATCCCATTTGGTTTGAACTATGATCTTTTGAATCTTGAAATTTAAATCTTCGTCCTCATTAATGTCATACGCTAGATCTTTCAGAAGTTTCTTCTTGGTCTCATAGTATTCTGAAGTATTGTTATCTTCGTATGTTAACTTCCAAATGATCATTAATATTCCGGTTCCTCTCCCATAAGTTCTTCAAGTTGTTTAGATTTTTCGTGAAGTCTCTTCTTTAGTTGATCAACTTTTTTAATTATTATACCATGACTCATATTACTTTCAGAAAGCATTTCATTATGTTGTTTTGTTACTCTGTATTTTTGTTCTGAACTTGTTTGTACTATTGATTCTAACATTTCTAATTGGAGACCAAGTTCTTTCCACCATTTTTCAAATAGAATTTTTGCTTTTGGATCTATCATAGATTATGCTTACCTCTTTCTTTCTCTGATTTAATTGTTTCTTTAGTTTGATGCTCTGCTTCTTCACACATACATAGGTCACACCAGAGTATCCACTTGCCCTCTTCGGTAGTGTTAACGCACTGAAGCATGGCAATCTTGCCACATGAATGACATGGCTGGTCTATCAAGAGGTCTTTCATACTACCCATTACTGTTCTCCTTCTTGGTTGCTTCTTCTCGACAGGCTTCTTTCCAACATGGATCACAAAGCATTTTGATCTTCTTGGTGTGATCATCATATTCAAATGACTCAACACTAACTAATGAACCACACTCATCACATGGACCATCAGGATATATCTCTCTCATCCAACTCAATTTATTGTTCTCCTGTCATTGCACATGAGAGTGGTCCTTCACCACCTCTGTCTACTGGTATGCCATGACCTCCTTCTTCTTCCCAAGGTATCTTGTAACCCATTGCCTCATTGATCTTGTCGATCTCTTCGTCTCCCTTCTTGTTGATTTCTTCAATCTTCATGAGTCTGTATGCTTCTTTCTGATCTTCGCTTGATACCTGTCTTACTGCTTCCCATATACTATTGAACTTCTCTGAGTTGCTGTTATCTCTTGAGTATTCTGACAAGAGATATTCCAGTGGTCTTTCACTAACTAAAACATTTTTCATTTACTTGTCCGATCCAGGGCAACCTCTATCCTCAAAGGTCACTGCCCATGCTTCAAAAACTTTGTATGATTCATCCTTATTCATGGCGAATGTTCGCTGCAAATATGCAGGTGATCCAAACATATTTGTTCTACCACTGGCTCTGAGGTTATCCAGGTATTCGAAGTGCTTTTGTTGTGCCTCGTCCTTGTATTCAAATGTCTTCTTGTTCATTCTCTTCTTCTTTCCTTAAATTATTTAAGTGTGATATTCTTAGTTCTTTAAAGTATTCATAAATATCATCTTCGGTTTTACAAGTGGAAAGTTCTTTATCAAAACCTTGAACTGCAATGATTTCTAATGCAGTTGCTATTCGGAACAGTGAATCTTCTGTTGTCTGTCCACAATGACTCATTCCAGGACAAATGTATCTCATTCTCATTACTGTTCTCCTGTCTTATCTTCTTCCATTACTCTTCCTTCTAAAGCAGATCCATTATGATGTCTGCTTTGCTTTTGTAATTCTTTCTGATTAAAAGTTCTATGACTTGAGATTTCAAGAGACCTGTTTCTTCACACAGTTCGTTCAACATATCTTTTGCTTTTGGACTAACTGTAATCATTAGTTGTAATTTCTCAGGTAGTTTAAAACCTTTTGGTCTTCCTCTTTTATTTTGTTTCTTCTTTGTCATTGTCCTTCTTCTTTTTTATTCCTCTGAGTATGTTCCATGATACGGGTTCGGTTCCTCTGGCTCTGGTCCTCCTCCCCACTCTGCACTCTCGTCGTATGGGTATCCTGCAAACTCTCCTGTGAGATCAAGTGTTGGTAGTTTCTCCTTTCTTTTCTTTTCGATTTCTTCCTTTGTTCTTTGAACCTTTATCTTTAAATCATATATCTCTTCTTTCTTTAAATGTTTTGCTGCTGTGTTGAGCAGATCCATGATCCAATTGAATGGGATACCAAGTTCTTTCGTATCCATCCCCTCTTCTTTCAAATACTTATTCACCATTCGGTATGTTTCTAACCATTGACGTTTCCATTTAGGCATTGCTTTCCCTTTGTCTATTGAAATGGGCTGACAAGGATATGAGGTGCCGTATATCGCTTGCCAGCCCGGAAGGAATGTTATCTTTTTGATTGAGGAATGTAAAAGTAAAAGTCAGTAATGTCCATTGCCCCGTCTGCTTCTTGTATCAAATGTTGGAATGAATTATCTACTACATCTGATAGCAGATTGTACACCGACTTCTGTACCTGAATCAATTTCTTTTTGAATGATTGTAACTTCATACTCTTGTGCATTAACCTGTTACTGAAGTCACACCTCCATTCATTCTCAAAATTATCTCTATCCATTACTTCCAATGCGTCTTGCATGAAGTAAAAAGATTCTGTTATTGTTCTTGTTATCTCACTTAGAGTTTCGTTTTCAATCATCCAATCGTCATTGACATCTACCAAGTTCTCGGCAGATTTATTAAGCATGGATATCAAACGTCCTTCGTCAACGGTATCTAATGTATCGTTCTCTAAACTCAATGCGAAACCTCTGAGTTCTTCAGACTTCCGTTCTCTATAACTCTTCTGACTCTCTTTGTGATTCAAGATACTCTTGTTCGCTGTCATATTTCTCCTGTTCAATGAATGCTTGATCGCTGCGGACTTCTTTTTCTATCTCAGTAAGTAATCTTCTTACTTGGATATCTTTTTCGTAACACTTACGACACTTAGGTTTTGCTGGTTCACCTGAAACAGTTCTTACTTTTCTCCAGAGTTCACCTTCACTACCTGCTGGTTCATTACATATGCTACATCTCTGTTGTACTTCCATTGTCTTCCTCTTTCTTATCTTTCATTTCAAAAGAATTTTGAACTGCGTTAAACAAAATCTTTGCGAATAAATCCATGTGAGTTCTATATACTTTTACTCTTTCAATTAAAATATCCCTGTCTTTATCTTCTTCTATATCCTTTTTCAATTCTTCGTTGCTCATTTGTAATATTCTTTCAAGTTCTATTGATACTATTGTTGGTACATGAGGAATATCTTGATTCAATACACCAAATGAGACTGCTCTTAATACTTCAAGATCAATAACTGCTGCTGATTTTATATTCTTATAAAAGTAATCGAGTCTTTTTCTTAGTTGCTCTTTAGTTAGTTGAACAACTGTCATTTCCTTTTCATTGTTTTCTTCGTCATTAGTATTAGCCACACCTAAAGTAAGAACTTGATTGTCATCTTCTATAACTGTTATTAGTTTCTCAATGCCAACCATTTCAAATGTCATTAATGAAAAGTATTTTGATTGGGTTCCGTGACAAGCACTGACATTAAGTGCATCCCAATCTTCGTTATCCCATTCTATTCCACCGCTATATTCAAAGTCATTATCTATTACCATTTGTTTGTCCTTATATGAGTAATTGTTTTATCAATTAACTTTTTCAGTTTTTCTTTCTGGTTCTCTACTGTGTATTCTTTGTCTACCTCCTGTTCAATCATTCTAATTGCATTCCTTGCTTGTGAATCTGCTATTGAAATTAACTTTGTGTTTCCTTTCAGTGCTGGTACCCAACCTTTAATGTATGCTTTCGATTGTTCGTTCTGTTCTGCTGGTAGGATTCCTAACTTTGCCATGAGCATGGCTGCACCTAACTCTGCTACAAATTCTTCGAGTGAATACTCTTCAGTGTTATGATTGCAAATCATTTTTCTTTTGAGTCTGCTCTTGTGTCCCGTGCTATGTATTGTTTCATGTAATATTACCTGACCATACCCTCTTTGATCTTTGAAATCCTCAATAGGTGGCATGATTATCTTATCTTTTCCTGGCATATAGGCTGCAATAGTATCAGTGTAATCAATATAGATTTTGTAATGTTTGAGGTAAGGATCAATGAACTTATGAACTACTTTAAATTCAGAAGAGTCTTTGATATCTGTATTCTTTGGTGGTGGTAAGTGATCATACATTGATGGGCAACCTGATGGCCACAGTACCTGATCAATGTTGTATAGATCCCATTGTTGAAATACAAATACCTTCTTGTCTTCGTCACTATATCTACGCTTCAACCATTTACCATTGGATGATAGATACTTTACTACTGTTGCGTAAATCTTGGTTGGTATTTGATCTTCATCTACATGACCACCAAACTCTTTATTGATTCTGTGTTTAGTTAACCAGTTTCTCCCTTCAAAGTTATTCTTTCTTGTACTGTATCCAAGTAGCAGATTGTTCATCACATTGTATGTTTTGTTGTTTCCATTCAATGGGAAGTTCAGTGTTGGAATCCAAGGTCTTTCCCAATTGAATATGTCTCCAGATTCAATGGCTTCTACTATAACATTTGTTACAGCAGAATAGTTCTCTTCATTACTCATTCAGTCTCCTTCTTGTATCCAAGTTCTATCATTATTTCAAAGTATTTAATCATGCTTAGAAATGGCGTGTCCTCCTTGTCCATTGTCTCTCTACATTTGTTGAGGAATTCTGCTTGTTGTGTACTCCACTTTCTTTTTATCTTATATCTCCCTTCATGTTTGTATTTAGTTGACCTAGTAAACTCCTTTCTTACGTCCCTCAATGGACCTGAATGGTTTCCACTCATGCTTTGGTCAATCATTTTTATTTCTTGTTCTGCTTCGTCGCATTCTTTAAATCTTCTATTGTTATCCATGCTGCTTGTGATTCCCATGACCAGAACTGTTGACCTATTCTTGCTTCTTCAAGGTTATCATCTGGATCTTTATGTGGATCTAATGGGTCCATTCCGTTGACCCATATTGGATTACTTGCCACTCTTCTCCTCCTCTTTTCTGCTTTTAATAGTTTCAAACTCAATGAGTTTCTTATCTATTCTATGCTGTGTGTTTAGTGTGAGTTCTATTTTATCATCAAGCCATTTCATTCTATCTTTTGTAAGATCAATGTTCACTACTAAACCTTCAAGACATTCACGGGATAGTTTTGCTACCTTACATTGCTGAACGTGCATTTGTTCTAGGTGATTCATTCTTTCTAACAATCCAGTGATACTGTTATCAGTACCATTGAGTCTTCTCTCGATACCCTTGATTCTTAGTTTCTCTTCTTCCATTCTTTCCATTGTCTCTTCATCAAACATGGGTTGTCCCTCTTTCAAACTGTTAAAATCATTATCAACATTACAATCAAAAAGATTACTGATATCCATTCAACGATACTGTCTTCTTCTTTCACCTTTCTTTCCCCCCTAAGTTGTGTGTTCTACTTGTCGATCCTTTCTATCTTGATAGTATACTGACTAGAAAAAGAATTGGTAACACAATGCAAACGAATGTTTCAATGATCGTCCACTCTTCGTCGTCTCTCATTTCTTATTCCTTCTTTCAACTCTTCGCCACTGTCTGTAACTTTCATGTATCTCTTGTTGTTCTGGAGTGAATCCAATACCCATAGTCTCGAATGGAGTGATCTCTGTTGCTGGAAATGTAATGACAAGTTTATTATTTAAAAGTTTGTCATATCTTAACCATAGTGGGTACATACCTAAGTCTACTATCCAAGATCGAGCATGATAACTCATACACTTTTCTCTTTCGCCTTCTGAATTGACAAAGATACCTCTTGTGATTGTCTCGTATTCACCTGTTGGTTTACCTATTCTTCCATAAAGAACATCACTTATTACAAGAGTCCTTGTTGGTTCAGTTGGTGTTCCACCTAGGATTTGAATATCAATAGTCCAATTACAGTTTAGTCGTACACATATTGTAATGTATTTACTCTCACTTGGATCTGAACCAACTGCACGTTCATAGGCGTGCCATTTAGTACCCTCTATTCCAAACTCTTCACGGTGGGCTGCGTCCTTATCATTGCATCCAAACATGGCTTCTCTTACTGACTTTGGTACTGGGTAATCCTCCGCACCTGTATTATTTGATTCGAATCTCTTTGCAAATCTTTCAACATGATCAAAGTCTTGTTCATGTTTCCATTCATGTAGTATTGTTATGCTATCCATGTTCCTTCTTTCTTGTGTTACATTTTATTACATGAGTTTATTTATTCAATGTCTTAGCAGATTAACTGTCACTATATCTGATGCGCTGACGATTTTGCCTTAGCAAAATCTTGAAATGAATCCTATCCGAATAGGATTCCTTATTAAGAAATCTATATGAGGGCTACGCCCGAATCCCTTAATAGTTTTTTGAAAAAAAAACTAAGGACTGCCTAGCCCCAAGGCTAGACAGTCCCTAGTCAGTCCTCAACTGTCGATCAGATCATTCATGGTGTCAACCATGTGATCTAAACAACTCGAAGTCGAGTTGTTGGGGTCGATCCCGTTGTGGACTGATCCGACCTTGAACCCCAAAGGTTCAAGTTCGGCATTGGCTTCTTCAAGAAGTGAACCCGGTTCGGAATCAAGTTCGGAAACCCACTTGTTTCCGACCTTGGTGGTACGTCTGGACATGAAACCGTCCGGACCACCGACACCGACCACCTGGTCGTGGTGCTTCTTGAAGAAGTCAAAGTTCCAGAAGTCCATGTTGCCTCCATAAGAGGCAACGGCAAATGGACCTTCGGGAATGGAATCCGTATGAAGCGTCTGACGGATTCCGACGATGACGAAAGCCAAAGGAATCAGTATGATTTCCTTGGCTTTCTTGGTCGCAACCTTGCGACCAGTCTTCGAAGACTTCTTCTTGGAAGTCTTCTTCGAAGACTTTGTTCTGGGTTGTGTCATGTTGACCAACCTATCTAGATACCCCTCTAGGGTATCAAAAAAAACACTGACAACTGTCACACTCTCTCCGATACTGCACTAAGGAGGAGGGTAGGTCGCTGGCGGCCGTAAAGTGAGCGAAGCGAACGGCCCGACCGAAGTCCCATGTCAAGTGCTGCTCGACGAGCCGACCGAAGGGAGTTTTTTGAAAAGTTTTTCCCGCAGTTGTAGACTAGAAAAAGTTTTCGGAAAAAGCAATTTACATGGGAAGGGCAGAGGCGATTCCTGTTCATGCGGGAATCGAGACAGAGGGTTCTCCAGGCATGGAGGTTCCTCTGTTGGTACTCAGGGAGCCTTCAGGCTCCCGGTGCCCGTTCCGTGTGTAGTATCAAGGCCATGCAGTCAGGTTCTTCGTCCCTTTAAGACGGAGAACACCAACAAGATAGTTGGCAAAGCCAACGTAGGGAAATAAACCGGAACGGCGGCGATCTTTGATCGACGTAAAAATCCTCCGTGATTTTTAGTGAGGATTTATTTCCCGTGCGGCCTGTGCTCACCCGCGAGCGAGCGAGCGGAAGGGTGCCAGGGGTTTGGGGGCGAGGGAACCGAAGGGGCTTCCCTATTGCCCCCAAGGAAGATCAGGTCGCAAAGCGACCCAGTATTGTTTTGTTTCGTTTCGTTTTGTTTCGTTCTTTATTATTGTATAATCACAGTTCACTCGAAACTTAGTAATACCCCCCACTGTGGATATCCTTTGAGAGTCATTACAAAGTCACAGGCGTGATTATCTACAATAATAACAATACTGGTGATCTTCAGATCACTCCGCCTTGAGGCCGAGGGGGGTAGGCCCCCCGAGGCCGTTGGAGCGGCTTGCTATATATATCCCGCATCCACAATGACGAATATAAAACCGGCCCCTAGCAACCCATGAAACTAGGGACCGGAAAAACAAGTAGGGGTCAAGTAATGTCAAGATTAAGCATTTGAGGAGAGTGCTTACCCAGGTCAACCATTTCGATCTCATGGTAATAATGAGTCCATGCGTCCTCTTCGTCAAGATCTCTTTCCTGTAATTTCTCTATTATCATATTAGTGGAATAGACGGCTACGGGTGCTTTACCGCATATACAGGTAGTTCCTATGAGGCAATCGTCGAAGCCTACCAGAATGACTGCTTCTGGATTTTTTTCTATTAATACTTCAATTACCGAGTTCACGTTTCCCCCTATGGCGCACTTCTTTCTTGCGACGTATTGTTGATATACTTTATGGGGGATTTAGAGTCAAGGTCGAATATCTTTACAACTACTTCAGTGGGTATGGAGGTAACCCCTCCAAAGTCATGATCTTCTGTAAAGGAGTCGGCTAGGGTTATTTTTTCTTTTGTTTTATCTACTATCCAACCGACAGTTACGCATAGGACAGGTTCCATCTCTTTTTTAATTTCTGAGATAGTTCCGACCCAGTCTGCTCTAGATATTATATCTTTCCAGACTATGACCACTATCTTCTGAGGTAGTGGGTCTTTCCTTTTTGACTTCAATATACATCATCGCCTTAGATTGGATAGATTCTTTAAGTCCCTCAAAACCCCCCCTCCCCCCATTTTCCTTAGAGGAAAACAGGTTTACTAGGAGGGGGGAGAAAGAAGGAGACCGTATTATCGCCCTGAGTTGGCTGAGTTCCCGTCACCCTGCTACCGAAGACCCCAAACTTGGAAGCCCTCTTAATGAGGCTCGATTAGGTTATATGACGGTGTTCAGCATGAGTCAAGATTAAAATGGTACTTCGTTGCTATCTCGTACCTGTTCTGTTTCTTGAGACACGGGGACGAAGGGTTTCTGGTTATCTTTTTTATCTGGGCAGGTTTCGTAGTGGCAAACCCCATCTGAGTTACATGGTACGTTCTTACCTTTTTTAGACTTGACCCAGAAAATGTCTTGTTGACAATAGCGGCAGGAACTGGGCTTTTGTCCAGGGGGCAATTCCCAGACCCATACGCCCTTCTCGTTCTGGTAGCGATTGGCCGCAGCCTCGCCATTACCTGAGTTGGAGGAAGAACGTTGTTGTTTGAGTAGATCACGGATCTCTACAAGCAACTCCACGATTTGGGTATTAGTTTCATCTGCCATGATGAACCCCCCTTTCATGGCGCATTATACTCACAGGGGAAAGAAGTTGTCAATGAGTTTAAGCAAGGAAATACCAGTAAAGACGGAACGACAAGAGAAGGTAGGGGCGTTCTTAATCAGGGAGAAACGCAGGTCGGACATGGAATCGGCAATAGGTCGAGGCTTGCATTTCTATGACGCAGCCAAGACTGCTGGCATTCCCTACGAGGTTGCTATCTCGGCAATCAACAATGACGAAGAGTTTCGTAGTTGGTATGAGATTAGTAAAGGCAGACCCAGATTGGAAAGCAAGCATCAGGAGAAGTACAACCCGAAGACATCATTACAGATTAAATCAGACTTTGTAAACAAACTGAGCGAGGTGGGGTTATTCGATAAGATAGCGGTAATGGCAGAGATGGCAGACCCGCACACGGAAGACGGGAAACAAATCCTTGGATTCTTCATGCGTTATATAGTAAAGGATATATTACCCAAGGAGACTGCTGCGAAGATAGAACACAGCGAGAAGACCTCTTACGATCAACTGACAGACGCAGAGTTGCTAGAAACTTTACATCGACGCAGGGAGCAGCGCATTGAATACACGAAAGAGATTCATAATGCTGACCAGAAGAGACTATCACATACAGAGGAATACATAGAAGAGATCAAGGGATACGAAGCACAAAATGGAACTGACACGGGAACAGTTACTTGAAGAACTTGAACTAGAGGAAGAACTTGCTCGTCGCAAGGAATACGATGTTCTAGGTAGGCTTGCCCCCAACAAGCGTCAATGGGACTTCATCAACGTACATTCTCATGAAACTCTCTTTGCTGGTTTAAACCAAGCGGGTAAGTCTACGGCTTTGTGTATCAAGGCTGCGTACCACCTGACTGGTTTATACCCACCGGATTATGTAGGTGTCAGGTTTGAAGAGCCAATCACCGCAGCGATAGGTGGAGAGACTGCCCAGTCCACCCGTGACTTGCTGTGTGAGAGGTTGCTTGGAGAACTCAACGACAGGGGTTCGGGCTATCTCCCTGCGTCTACATTCAATCCTGAACAAGACATCAAACGCCTTTCTGGTGGAATCACCAACCAGATAGATTTCTTCAGAGCGAAGCATTTCGATAAGGATGGCCGTTTCAATGGCTACTCGAAGTGTTACGTCTTCAGTTATTCTACTGGTTGGCAGCGTTTACAGGGGTACACGCTCGACTGGATTGGCATTGATGAAGAGCCTCCGTTTCCCGTATACGACGAATTCTCTGCTCGATTAAATGCCACCAACGGCTACATGGATATTTCCATGACTCCACTCCAGGGAGAAACTCAACTCTACTTAATGTTTGAGGAAAGCGAGGATTCGGAGGCTCGTTTTCTTTTAAACTATGATATCGAAGATGCAGATCATATGTCTGACGATGACCGTCTAAGGCTTATGAAGAAGTATGAGAACCATCCATTAGCAGAGGCAAGGTTGCATGGGAGACCTGTGCGTGGTGCTGGTCTTATCTATACGATTCCAGACGAACTGCTTTACATAGAAGACTTTGCTGTTCCTGAACATTGGAAGAAGATCATCGGATTAGATTTCCCTCACAGTGTAGGGAACTTTGCAGCAGCGAAGATGGCTTACGATGAAGACAACGATGTTCTGTATTTGACTGGAGAGTACAAGGAGGAGAACCGAGAGTCTTGTCATTATGCTCATAGGGTGCTGTGCATGGGGGGCGGGGCTATTCCCTGTGCATGGCCCCATGATGCTGGCAGGGGTTTCACGGACGGATCGACAGTAGCCGAAAGGTACAGGGACTTTGGATTGAATATGCTCAGGGAGTTTTCCCACTTCATCAATCCTGAAGGAAAGAAAACCTTTGCTATAATGCAGACTATCGAAGAGATCTGCGACAGAATGATGACAGGTCGCTTCAGAGTCTTCATGACTTGTCAGGAGTTTATGAAAGAGAAGAGACGTTACAAACATGATCATGGAAAGGTAGCGAAGCGTCAGGACGATCACATTATTGACGCTATGCACAAGGGAGTTATGATGTTACGTTTTGCAAGGTCAGAGTCAACGAAGACAAAGATCCCGAAGAAACTTCCAATATTGGATTTCTTCAAGGACTTCTAGGGAGTTAGTTATGGCAATTAGTCCGTTTGCGGTTGGTGCATCTGAGGGAGCAAGCCCGAGCGTACCGATGGCGATGGCGATGGGTCCGAATACGGGAGCGGTGATGGGTGTAATCGCTAAGTTGTTTGAAAAAAGAAAGAAAGCCGCTGATGGTTCCCCTGCATCTACAAGTCCAACTCCCGCTAATATGCCTACAGCAGCAAGCAGGTACGGAGCCGGTACCGGTTCAATGATGTCCGGGTTTGCTGGTCAATCTTTTGCTGCCGCAGAGATAGCAAACAATAGAACACAGGGATGGCTTTTCAGGCAAGACTTTGGGAATGGTAGGAGTTAGTTATGGCACCGAAGAAAAAGAATCCGGACCGTGGCTCGTACGCACCGCAACGTGATTGGAACCCATTAGAAGGCGGTGGTGGTTTCGGTGGTGGTGGTGGTTTCGGTGGTATCGCCCCCGGTACTACGATGCTCGGTAGAGCAACAGCGTCTTACCAGAAATTCTGGGGCGTAAACCAACCTGTTATGCGTAGTGGTGGTGGACCTCGGAGATCCGGTCCTCAGGCATCGCCGAGAAGAGGACTATCCCCTTCTGGATTACAAGCACAAGGAGTCAAACCACAACCATCACCGCTTATGGGATCGACTACACCCCCTTCTCGTTCACTGGGTCCACCAAGTAAGGCCGTCCCTCCCGTTCGGAGTATTGCCGATGCCATAAAACCAAAGCGTCCCGCTACAATACGGAAGGAAGAACGTCTAAAGAAGGAAGCACAAGAACGTATGACAGCGAGGGGGGCTACATTTCCCAGAAAGGCTTCTGCAGCAACCCTCCACAAGTTAAAGAGGGAAGCATCACAAAAAGCATGGAAAGAGAAATCAGAAAGGGAAAGGCCAGCCCGTGATGCAGCAGCCGCCGAAAGAGTAAGAGTTAAAGCAGCACGAACTTGGACGACTCAGGAAGAATGGTATAGTGAGCATTCCCAAGCAATGAATGTTCAGAGAGGTTTCGTCAATAAGGGGATACCACGAGTTTATCAGGCCGATATTGCTCAAGCCCATACCTCCCGTAGCATCGGCCAAGAACACAGACTAAGACTTGATGCGCTTAAATGGGAAGCAAGGGAACTCCACTTTAAATATAAAGGACAAATCCCAAAGGGAACTTCTCCCAGCGGAACTATGTCGCAATGGCCCAAAAGCGAGTTGTGGTCTAGTCTTCTACAACGAGGACAGGCAAAGAAATAGGAATTGGTAATGCCACACCTACCAGAAACTGAAGAACTGATCAAAAGGTTTGAGTATCTGAAGAAGAGAAGACAGCCATTCGAGAAAGCATGGCAGGATATCTCAGATCTCATGATGCCCTACCGTGGTGATATCACTACCAAAACTTCACCTGGATCAAGAAGGGTAAGGGGTATCTTTGATACTACCGCCATGAACGCTGCTGATTCATTTGTGAATTTTATCAAGGGTGCAATCATTCCTTCTGGTAATGACTGGGTAAGACTTAGAGCAAAGCCTCCATTCAGTGATGTCCTTGAGGTAAGGCAGGTTCTTGACTTTGTTGCTGAACGAATACTGGGAGCCTTGGCTGATAGTAACTTCTATAAAGAGAGTTCTTCTTTCCTTAGAGACTTTGCTGTCCTTGGTAACTCTACTCTCCATGTAAGGGAAGCAACGCCACAACTGGGTAAGAAGAATGAAACCTTTGGTGGTCTAGTCTTTGAATCTATTCCTATTGGAGATATGTGGTGGCAGGTAGGGAACACTGGCAGACCCGATATGCTTATGCGTCAGATAGTCATGACTTCCCTCGATGCCTTTAGGTTCTTTGAGGGTCAGGCTGGAGCAGACGTAGAACATAAACTGACTAGTAATGATCCAATGGGGGAAGTGTCTTTCCTTCATTGCGTCTTTGAGAATGAGGACTTCCTTCCCAATGGGATTATTTCTCCAGAGAATAGAAAGTTCGTCAGCGTATATATCTCTGGTGCTGGTCAGATCAGTGGGAACTTTGGAACCACAGGGAGCATTGGTGGTCCTACGATAATCCGTAAGGGTGGTTTCGATACCTGTCCCTATATCGTTGCTCGCTGGATGATCGTTGACGGAGAAGAGTATGGAAGAGGTCGAGGTCACTTAGCAAGAGCAGACGCGATGGGTATCAATGAACTGCGTAGGCAGATCCTCATTGCCGCTGGTAAGGATCTCAATCCCCCTCTCATGGTAGAACACGACACTGTTGTAGAGTTGGATATTACTCCCAATGGTCTAATGGTTACTCGTCCCGCTGTAAAAATGGGACCGCAATATCTCAAGAGTGATACCAACTATGCAGTAGCAGATCTTATTGCCAGACAGGATAGGGATCAGATAAAGAAAGCATTCCTTGGCGATATTCTTGACGAACCTGAAACGCAACCAAGATCAGCAGAGGAGAGTCGCCAAAGGCAGAACAGAGCCTTGGCAAGACTCAGTGCATCGGCAGATACAGTTAACTACGAATTCCTCGACCCACTTATTCAATCTGTTATTGATTTAATGCATCGTGGTGGTGCGCTTCCCGAACTGGATCTTCTCAAACAGATGGCCCCAGATGCTGATTTTGAGATTGTATATCAGTCTCCATTCTTCACTGCTCAAAGGCAGAGTGGGGTTAATAGAGTACAGTCATTTATGGAACGCAGGTTGGCCATGTATCAAATCACACAAGATCCAGTATGGCTTGATGATATCGACTCCAGTGCTGTAGCCAACTACGATGCTAGACATAGTGACATACCACCTCAGATCTTGAGGAGTCAAGAAGAGGTATCTGCTATAAGAGAAGCCAGAGCGCAAAGGCAAATGATGGAAGATCAGATGGCACAGATGCAGCAAATGGCACAAATGGCACCAGAGGGACAAGAAGCACCACAACCAGAAATGGAAGAACCACAGAATGTTCAATAAGGAAGAAAGAATATTCATTATTGAGACAGAGGAAATCTTTACCAGTGAGAAAGGTCAGAGGGTAATGGATTACCTTAAGAGAGTTCTTCATGTAGAAGATACTCTAGAGCCAGAAGAACAACTCAATAGAGACCTAGAAGCAGCAGAGAGGACAGAGAGAATACCGATTGACCCGATTGCTTTTGCCAAGAGACAAGGAGCGAGAGCAGCCTATTTTAAAATCCAAGCCTTAATTAGACAGGGCAAGAGAATGAGAGAAGAGGATTCTAAATGAGCGATCTTGATGAAGGTCTCCCAGTAGACATGGAAGGTAGGGAGTCTCTTGTAGGCAAGTTCAACTCAGTTGAGGAGTTGGCTAAATCCTATCATAGCCTCAGTAAGAAAATGGGAGAGTCCACAAGGGTTCCCAATCCAGATGCAGGAGAAGAGGAATGGTCTGGTTTCTATCAGAGCCTGGGTGCCCCGTCTTCTTCTGAAGGGTATGAGATCCCTGAAGGTATCAATGAGGATCTATCTGGTACTTTGAAATCTGCGAGGAAAGCAGCATTAGATAAAGGCGTGACAAGAGAACAGTGGAATGAAATGCTCAAGCCTGTCGTTAATTTAGAGAATGACCGTTTGGTAGCCAGCGAAGAACTCCAGAAGAAATCTGTAGAGAACTGGAAGCAACAGGCACAGGAAAAGTACGGCACGAATTACGAAGCAAAAGCCGCCCTTGCGGAAAGGGCTTATAAGAATATAATCCAGAACAACCCGGAACTTGATAAAGTATTCAAGGTTACGGGTATGGGTCATCATCCTGAAGTCATGGACTTCATGATAAGAATGGGAATGAATATGTCTGACGATGCAATTCCTACAAGTGTTGGCAGTAACAATCTAGGTGGGGACAACCCTGCTAGTCTTGCTGCAAGGGCAAGGAAACTAGCCAAGTTGGGAGCAATCCAGAATCCTCGCCATCCTGATTACGAAGAACACTACACTGAGTTTATGACCATTCAAAAGCAACTTATGGAAGATGGGTTCGAGGGTATGAACGACAAGCGTTTAATGCCCAGCACATCCTGGATAAGAGGACGAAGTGGCTAAGAAGAAGTTTGATCCCTATGCAAATGTAACTTGGACAGCAACCCCACAACAGGGTGATGAGATCTTGCAGTCTCTTCCAGGTAGGCGTGGCTACGGATATAAGGGTGGTCCTACAGGAAGTCCGGGTGCATCTCCCATTGCTGTAAGGAGGAGTACTGGATTTGCTGGCCCTATGCAGATGCCACCTGAGTATACT